TATCTTTATAATTTAAAAGATTTTTTGTTCTATCTGTTACCTCACCCTCTTGTTCCAACCACTCATAGTATGCTTCTAAAAACAATTTAAAATTGGCATAGTCAGGATTATCCCTGACAAATTCAGGTAGTTGAGATGATACTAATAAGGAGGTGTTATGACCGTCTAATATCATGATGATTTGGCTGTAACGTTAACCACAATTGCATTTGAATCAAATGGATCGATTGTAATAATTCTATTATATGTTGATGAAATGATTGTTGTGGTTGGAACAGATGATATTGTTAATTGTCCTAGTGGATTATCAATATCAATTGGATTAAAAGAATTTAATGTTACAATACCTAAAGTGTAATCGATTGTGCCAACATTTGCTTCAAAAACTGTTTTTGCATTTTGTGAATCATAATAATATGTTCTGAGTGTACCGTAACGACCTTCTAAACTTACTGTGGCTGCACCTAGTGATCCAGTTGTTGTTCCTTCTGCTGGTGTTATAGTAATAATAGCACTTGTATATCCGATACCTTTAGTTAATACATTAATTTTTTGGATTGATCCGTCACCAGTTACAATAGCTTCAGCAGTAGCGCCTGTACCATCACCAGAAATAGTAACAGTTGGTGCGCTTTGGTAACCAAAACCCGGATTCAAAACGGAGATTGTTTCAACACCACCAGTTGATGACGGAACTTCTTCAACATAAACATTTGCAATTGATTGAGCAAAATTCAAAGGATTTCTATATGTTATAGAGGGTGTTGTGTTTACTCCACTTTGGAACATACCACGTTTTAATGATGAACCGTAATATAAGTTATATGTTGATGGAGTTGTTAAATTTGGTGTAAACTTTTTCTGTAACTGTAATGAAATTTCATTTGTGATTATTGACGTACTTACACTAGCAATTGCTTTACTAAAATCCGTGGCAGAAAAAGTTGAATTGAATGTGTTTAAATTGGTTGCAGCTAAATTACTAATTGTTGTTTTAACTGCATCTTTGATTTGTGATGCGGTTAAATTTGTTTTTCTAGGATCATAATACACATTTGCCGTCAATTGAATATATGTGTAATCTGGATCAACTATTGTTGGTTCCACAGTCATTATAGAAATCGGTCTAATAACGTCAGCAATCAATCTTTCCTTTTGTGTAGCAGAAAGAACATATGCACCAGAAGGTTTAACAGTAATAAATACTTGGCCGTAAACGGGTGGATCATTTTCTTGTCCACCCCAAACATTTACGGCATCAAAACTATATCCTAAGTTGTTTTGTTGTATAACTGTAATATAATCTTCTTTGGTAACAGCACGTTTTTGTGAAGAATATGATTTTGGTGCTTGATATTTAATAGAATCAATAGATTCACGTAATGAACCTTTTGTTGTTGGTGTTACAGGATATATTGTTGCATTTGAATAACCACCAAATGAAGACATTAATGCAAAATTGTTTGCACCATAAGAATCTGATCCTGATGTAGTAAGATATGAAATTAAAACAATATTTCCATCAGTAAGTTTTTTACCTAAAATTCCATCACCAAAAGAAATATCATATCCACCAGAAATATTTTCTTGTAAAAAATATACCAAAGATGATGAATCTAAAGTTAAGTATGTTTCGGATTTGTTATAAATTTCAATAGATGTATTTGATGATGATTTTTGCACCAATACTTGTATTGTTGTAGTATCGATGTTTTCCGCTGATAGAAAAAATACATATTTTGGATTGTTAGTTGAATTTACTGAAAATGATAGAGATGCTGGAATACCTTGTTTTAATATAACATTAGGAAATTCAGCTTGATTTGTAATTAAGTTTACGGTACTTGTATAAGAATCGGTTGTCACAAAGGTATAGTTGACACCATCAATTGCTTCTGACATAAAAGGTGTAAACTTTGGCAAGGTCAAGGTTGGATCCGAAACTGCATTCATTGTCAAATTAATTATTGCGGTTGGTGCCAATGCTGATTTTGGTACATAATTCATTAATTTGGCTTGAGATACAACAGAACTTCTTTGCAATGCAGTATCCAAAAACATTTCATTGGCAACCATATTTAAATAATATGCATTATATTGTGTATTATATGCAAGAACATCCAAAAGAACAGACAGAGCTGAACCTTCATAATTATAATCTTTTAATATGTCTTGAGACTGTAAATATGTTTTCAGATTGTTTTTAATTGTATTAAAATCCAAATCTGTCATTTGAATGTTTGAATTAGCACCAGCCATTTTATCTGTTTCTCTCTAAAAGAATTGTTGTTGTCGTTGGTTGTGTTGCATTTTCTATATAAAATGTTATTGTAACTTTGTATGCGTTTGCGTCTGTCATACCGTTTACAGTAACATTTTGTATATTTGCTCTAGGTTCATATGCTTTAATCAAATTTTTTATAAGGCCTTCCATTGTTACAGCAACAATTGGAGATATGTTTTCAAACAACAAACCAGTAATCTGAGAACCTAGGTCAGGATTAAAAAGACGGTCATAATTCTGAGTATTCAATAGATTTCTAATAGAACGTGTTACCGCTTGCACATCATAACTCAATGCAATATCAGCCGTCACAGGTTTCTTCGTGAAGGTGAAATCTATGTCGGAATATATTCGGTTTATGGTTGCCATCTTTTATTTATGAGTTTATCCTAGACTTCAATTTATCAGATCCAATGTAATTGTTGAATAGGTATGATTCCGTCTGTCCTATTGAAGAAAACTGATCCACTTTATTATAATCATCAATAACCGCACGTGAATTATTGAAAAAAGTAACATCAGAAGTTCTGCGGCCATTCATTAAATCAGCAATTGGTTGTAGATTACTTACCATTGTTGACACTTGAGATGGTGTCAGATTGGTAGTATATGAATATGTTGGTGCACCTGTGTCTGGATCTGTGCCCGCAGTTAAAACAATACTATTGGCAACCAAACCACGGTAGGTCTGAATTGTTGTATTTTGTGTAGATAGTGTGTTTGCAACTGTTAAACTAGTAAAATTACCCATCATAGGTGCATTATTTTGTATTCCGTCAGACTGAAAGGTGATATACATGAGTACCTTACTCGCAGACATTGCAGAAAAATAATGTGGTAGTGTTGCTGTACTTTCGTTTGGTTGTGTTATTCCTGAGATTCTATCTGTATGCAATAAAAAATTATTACTAGCAGCTCTCACATTGTTTGTGGCTGTAACTAGAGTGGTCATGTTAGACACACTAGTAACTCCAGTAATTGCAATTATAGAATTTGCAGTATTCCATATGCCTTGTGTTACATTTGCAACAGGATTGGAAAAATAACCACTTGTACTAGAGCTTGCCATATCTGCGGTTTGCCACGAATTTAACAATGGTGGCATCGTATTCATTGTTGCAATTGCTGTATTTGACAAACTTATGGTTATTGTGTTTGCTGAATCGTATCCTAGTCTACTAAAAATGCTCATAATATATCCTTAGACCATTGGTGTTAGTGGTGGACTTGTTGGAAAACCTTTATTTCCAATATGTGTATGCAAATTATAAATATTCTTGTTTATGGTATCAGTCATCATACCAGCTTTCATTATTTGAAAAGTACCTAACGGTGCGGCAACAACGGATGCAGAAGCAATAAATGACCCAGCACTTATACTACCAACACAAAGTATATTACCTGGTACTGCAATTGGTGCACCAATAGGTACACCAAGAGACAAACCGCCTAATGATGATACAAAACCCATCACACCGGCGCCAATACCACCAGTCGGACCTGTGTCTATACGACCAAATGAGAATATCTTGTCAGCTGCAACTTCTCCTTTAACCCTTAGTGTGCCATCAATAGCAACACCTCTTAGACCTGTAGTGATGTTTAATCTACCCAATGGTCCTGAACCTGCCTCTACATACATGTTGCCTTGTGAAGCAATAGTTGACATACCTTCCACCGTCTGAGTATAATTGCCTTTAATATGTTGTGTTACATTACCATCGATTGTTTCTGTTTTGTCACCAGTTACATGCATATTAATATCACCATAGACTGTAATGTTTAATTTACATGGTATATTTCCATCAGTACCTGGTTTTCCACCTTCCACACCAATAGAGATGTTGTGGTCACCAAGTGTAATAACATAACCATCACCCCAAATTTTATGCACCTCATCACCGTTAGGATGCATTTCTAGGAATGTGTTTGCACGATGTTGTAAACGAACTCTTTCACGGGTTTTGGTGTCATCCAGTTCGAATAGGTGACCCGAATCGGTTCTTGTTACTTTATTATATGGATATACCGGTTGGAAATCCGTGTTGGCTGCGGATTCCGGCTCATTCCATCCAAAATATCTATCTGGTTTGTTCATGCCCATTGCACCTTTGTTGGATCATAATGATTATCTGTTACTGTTGTCATCACATTTGCTGTGTTTGCAATCGTACTAATATATGTTGTGATTGTATTACTGTGGTCTAAAAGTGGGTCAGTAAAGACACCATTTAATGCATCTGGTATTGTAATTGAATTGACATCAGCTGTTAGGCCTGCAAGAATAGAATCTGCACCAGATTGAATCTGTGATGCAAGTGAATCTACTGTTGCACCCACTTGACCTGGCACAGCAGCAATAGCCGCACCAAACGCTTTTGCACCAGCCAAAAACCTTGCTATACAATCTTGTACGATAGCTAAAAATCTTGCTGGCAAACT